GATGTTGCAAGACGTAACACCATTATTGATTTATTAAAACAATGGAACTTATTGAGTGTTGTTGACACTTCCAAAATTGAGGAACCTAAGGCTCCTCTATCTCAAATTAAGGTGATTCCTTTTAAGGAAAAATCAGAGTGGAAATTGACAACTAAATACTCAATTGGTAGTTCAAATACCTAAATACTACCGTTAAATAAACTAACGGAGGAAAGCTATGTTCTCAGGAATTATAGACTTTGTTATGGGAATTTGGAACCTATTGATGATTGTCCCTGTGATAATCTCAATTTGTAGTGTTATAGTAGCACTTACACCTACCCCACACGATGATAAAGTATGGGCAAAAGTGTATAAATACTTGGAAGTTCTTGCTCTTGCAATTGGTAAGGCAAAGGACAAAAATCCATTATTGGATAAATAACTAATATATTAGTAGGAGTAAATTATGGAAATTTTTGTGATAGCACTAGTTGTATTAGGTGTCGCATTTTTCGTTTTGGAAAAGAGAAAAGGTGGTAACACTTCTTCTTCAACTTCCAGTCCTGCACCAGCACCTGCACCAGTAGCAGATGCAAATGGTAATGGTATCACTTCTAAAGCAGAGCTTAAGAAGTTAACCAAAAACCAACTGATTGAATTTGCTGAAAAGAGAAATCTTAAAGTGAAGAAGTCAGGTACTAAGGCTGCAGTGATTAACGAAATCCACACACAGTTAAAATAAGTACAAACAATAATAACAATTGTTAGAAGGGGTCTTACGACCCCTTTTTTTTATCTTAAGGATAGAAAGGATTCTCTCTGATATAATGAGGTAATTCTATTTTCTTATTTTCCCTTACAGTGTTCTTGACACTAGATGTAAGGTGTTTTTCCCTAAGAGATTTTTTGACTGCTCTTATAAAGAGCAAAGTTTGATATTTAGTCATGTCAATCTCCGAAAAGATTGCGTTCCTTCAGCACCATTGCCTACTTCCGTCTATTACTAGATGAACGTAACAATGCGTTCCTTCGTCACAATTGACTACTTCCGTCTATACTTTAGATAAAGTATAAATGAACGTACAATTATTTAGGGTCACAACCAGTCCATTTCCATAAATAAGTGTATGGATTTCTTTGAATTTATAGGCGATGTCGGAACACCAATCGCAGGTGCGATAGTGATGGGTGTTTTTATCTTCATCGTTCTAAAACAGATTCTTGAGGGTATAGTGGATAACATTAAAACCCTGACAATGTTCTGTTCTTCATTAGAGAACAGAGCAAGAACTATGTCAAATGAAATGATAAAAATTGATTTGTTAGTATCAAGCGCACTAGACTTGAGACCTGACATCGAAAGAATCTCTCGTGCAGAAAACTTTATCGAAGACGGTAAACTGGATGTGAGGAGAGACTAGCGGAGAGGACACAAAGGACAATGGATTTTACTGAAATCGCACAAGTAGTCAAGGACTACGGATTTCCAGTTGTTATGAGTGTCGGCATGGGATACTTCATATACTTTATATGGAGTTTCATTTCTAATCAAATAGAACCTGAGATTGAGAAAATGCATATGGCGTTGATACGTGTTATTGACCAAACTCGTATGTTAGATCAGGATATGATTAGACTACAACAAAAAGTGAACGTGGTTCTTGAGTACAGAAAACGTGATGAATTGATTGAAGAGGCAAAGGAAGACGAATTACTCAAGGAATATAAACAGAGGGAACATACACATGAATGATAGAGATTGGAAACTATTGAAATCACAAATGGGCCCACATATTTGGACAGGATTAGATATGTTCAGGTCATTGTGTTTTGGAATTGTCATAGGAGTGTTGTTTACACTTCTTTTGTCAATGAATGCAAATGCAACTGAGATAGTACATAAGTTTAAAAACCCATCCTTTAGTGGGATAGGTACTGGTTCTCATTATCTCACGATTGAGAACCAAGAACATTCTCGTAAGAAAGCGATAGAGGATGCTTTGGAGGCAGCACGTAAAGCTGCAGAACGTGAGGCAGATAACACTACACTTGCAAAGTTTATTAGAAACTTGGAAAGTAGAATTTATGCACAGATGGCAAAACAACTGGTAGAGTCAATGTTTCAAAATGACAATCCAGTAAGGTTTGGTTCATTTGTGTTAGAAGGTTCAACGATAACGTATGAAGTGATTACCAACGAAGACGGTACAGAGTATATTAAGATGACGATTGTTGCAGAAGATGGTTCAACAACAGAAATACAGATTCCAATAGGAACAGGATACTTTGGTAGTGACTATGGTACGACCCCTGACGGTTAGTCTAATATTTGGATTGCTATTAACATCATGTGCATCAGTCCCACAGTGGTCTGATAATCCTGCTGATTGCGCTTATGAAACTGGAAGGTTTGATGAGGGTTTCGGTAAAGATGTGGTTACAGGTGTTGCAAAACAAGTTACACGAAATTATATTTGTGTTGAGAGTCCACACGTAGTAGACCTACCATCTTATTTACAATTATTAGATTTACCGCCTGCAGAAACAAAACCTGTAGTTGCAGTGTACAACTTTGCAGACTTAACAGGACAAAGAAAGTACAGAGAGAATCTTGCAGATTTCTCAACTGCAGTCACACAAGGTAGTACTGCAATGTTAATCGATGCATTGAAAACTGCAGGAGGTGGTACTTGGTTTAGAGTTGTAGAAAGACAAGGACTTGATAACCTAGTAAGAGAAAGACAGATTATTCGTTCTGCAAGACAAGAATATGCAGACGAAGAGTCACAAGGAATTGCACCCATGTTATTCGCAGGAATGATTATTGAGGGTGGAATAATTGGTTATGATACTAACATCCAATCAGGTGGACGGGGCGCACGGACACTTGGAATCGGATTTAGTAAACAGTATCGACAAGATATTGTTACAGTCTCAATCAGAGCAGTTTCTGTTTTGACTGGGGAGATATTATTAAACGTCCAAACCACTAAGACAATTTTGTCATATGGTAGTGGGGGTGATGTGTTTAGGTTCGTTGAACAAGGAACACAATTAGTTGAATATGAAGACGGTGTGGGTAAAAACGAGTCTGTCACTTATGCAGTACGAACTGCAATAGAGGCAGGAGTATTAGAATTAATTAATCAAGGCCACTCACGTGGTTATTGGAAAATAGAAGGAAGAGAATAATGTTAAAATATTTATTAGGCTTAAGTATGTTATTTTCGTCTTTCATGTTCGCACAAGCGTCTGACGATAATGAAATTAATATTAGTCAAACTGGTGACACTTTGACACTATACATCGACCAAGTCGGTTATGGTAACAAAATTGGATTGGATGATTTTTCATCAAGTCCATCAGCAATGCCTATCACTGGTACTAGTTTAACTTTCGATATCGATCAGATTGGTAATAGTAATTTACTATATGGAACCCTTACTGCAAACTCCTCAACATATAACTTGTTGTTTACTGGAGATTCAAACGTATGGGATTGGTTGATTGGGGACACAGGAAGTTCTGACAGTTCTGCATTTGATGTTGACATCACAGGTAGCTCTAACACAATGGATTTAGACCAAGGAAGTTTGTTCCAAGCAGAAAGACTGGATTTTGATTTAACAGTTATAGGCGACTCAAACATATTTGATGTTGATGTAGAAGCAGATGATGTTATTTGGAACTTTGATATTACAGGTGGTTCAAATAACTTCAACACTTTACAAAAAGACGGTGCATATCAGGAAATCAATTTTACATTGAACGGTGATAGCGCAGATGTAGACATAAACCAATTAAGTGGTACATGTCCTACAGGAGTGTCTTCATGTAAAGGTATAATCACTTTGGATGTAACGAGTGACAATGCAACTATTCAAATCAATCAGAAAGACTCAGCTAACGATTCTTAGTATTGTACTTCTATCGGTGTCTGTTCATGCAGACACCATAGGAGACATAGTAGAGTCAACTGGAGTCGGTGCAATCTTTCGTTCAAACGAAGAGATACCCTCATCCATCAATTTAGGAATCAACCTATACGATGAGGCAAAAACACAAAACGGTAGAATGCTTATTGAGTTTCTCGATGAAGAGGAACTTGCATTAACTGAACACACTATAGTGTACATTGATGAGGCATACTACGACCCTGACCCATCGAAATCCAAAATGGCAATTCGAATGGCAAGGGGAACTGCACGATTCGCTTCAGGTGCAGGAAACAAAATCAAAAAAAGAAACATAAGTGTCACAACACCTACAGCACAAATTGCAATCAACGGAACAGATTTTACAACAACCATAGATGAACTTGGACGTTCACTTGTGGTACTTTTGCCAGATGCATTTGGTGATGCATCAGGTGAAATAGTAGTGTCAAATGAAGGTGGTCAAGTAACACTTACAGAAGCATATTCTGCAACGATGGTATCGTCATTAGCAACACCACCTACACCAACAGTCACAATACAAAATGTAACCCCCTCAATGATTGATAACATGTTCATTGTAAACCCTCCTAAAGAGGTCTCAGATGCGATACAAGAACAGGCACAGGATGACTTAGACCAAGACCAAGGGATATTGGATGTAGATTTTTTAGAATTTAATGATTTAGAACAAGATGCATTAGAAGATACTGCAGGAGACTTAGAATACTCTGCATTAGATGTGGATTTCTTAGATGTAGACTTCCTTGTAGACTTGTTAGATGTGGTGGAAGAATTAGTAAAAACCACAAAACAACTTGCTGACCAACAAGAAACTGCAGGTGGTTCAGGTGAGTTTGTTATTAAAGGTGCAAACTTTGGTAAGAACGATGATTCACAGTATAACATCTTCATCGAAGATGGTGGTATCGTCTTTTATCGTGATGTTAACGGTGTGATATCGTTAAAATTTGCAGCTGGTGCTAATGTGACACTAGACACAATAGTCGATGGATATGAAGGTATCATCACCACAAATAGTGGAGATGGTATAGAGGTTCGAATACGTCAAGTTAACTAAATATAATACCTAACCAATATGGAGGAAAAGGTATGTTAAAACACCTAGGAAAACTCCGTGACTTGCATGAGGAGAGATTGTTCTCAATTCAAAAGTCACTAAGACTGGATGACTACCACATGATGTGGATTGCATTCGGAAAAGGAGTTCTAGTCGGTATGTTTTTGCTATGGATATTTTAAATAATAAAAAAACTAAGGATAAACCACTCTTAATCATAGGGTGGTTAATCCTACTTTCATATTGTTCAGTTGCATTCGCAGACAATGAAATTAC